TTAGAAATTTTCTTTGTCCATAAGCTCAACTATTTCTTTTTGGGCTGAGGGATAAAGGTGGCTATATGTGTTTAATGTTTCCGCCACATTCTTGTGTCCTAACCTTTGGGCTATGACAAGAGGATTACATCTCTTATGGATTAAGTATGACGCGTGAGAGTGTCTAAATTCATGTATAAGAATTCTTTTGACACCAGATAATTTTAAGTATTTTTCGTATCGTCTATCTATTGTGCTGGTCGCAATGCTATCATAGAATGAACCAAAAACTCTATACTCAGGTTTGACCGGCGCTATTTTTTCAGCGCTTTTTTTTATGCCTTTTAATAATTCCATAACTTTTTGAGGCATCGGATTAATTCGAATGGACGATTTAGTTTTAGGAGTAGTAACAATCCGGTTGTATTCAGTTTTATTTATGTCAATCAGATTATTTTCGAAATCTACATCAGCCCAAGTCAATGCTAACATTTCGCCTTTCCTTGCCCCGCTGAAATACAGGGTCGTGAAAAACGCTCTGTACAATTCATCGTCAACCACTGAAATAAACTTCTTGAATTCATCAAACTCCCAATAATTCAATCGTTTATTTACTTCCATTTCAAAATTTCCTGCAATTTTTGCGGGGTTATTCTTCGTACCATGAAACTTTATGGAGAAGTTAAATACAGCTGACAACGTTGTATGAATTTTTTTTAAGAAATCTGGCGCGAACTTATCTATTATTTTGCTTTGATACAGCATGACTTTTTTAGGTGTTATTGAGTCTACCTGAGCATTGCCAAACTCATGGATTAGATGGTTGAAAAGAATGTTTTTAATGACGTTAACAGAGGATTCTTTTCGTCGTGCTCTATACCAAGCGAAATAACTGTCAGCTGCTTCTTTGAAAGTTATATCAGAGGAATCATCTATCTCAATTAAAAATTTAGCTTCAGCTTCTTTCGCTGCTTTTTTTGTTTTAAATCCACGTTTTCTAGCCTGCTTTACACTGCCATTCTCTCGCTGTACACGAGTGGTAAAAAAGTATGTGTTTGTTTTCTTATCTTTGTATACCGGCAAAGTGATTCCATCCTTTCTAATCACTAATTCACAATATTAAGATAGCACTAGTTTTAAAACTTTAAAAGAATTTTTTACATAATTCATGAGAAAATAGACGGAATATTCAATACTTTTTGTTACAAATATGGTATAATTAAGTATAGAAATATTTTTCTTTAAAAATATTGTAAAATTCTAAATATTTTCGTCAGCATTCGACAATTTTCTATTTGCGCTTATGTTAAATTTAAGTTGAAAAGGTGATTATAGTGAACACGGTAGCAACAAGAGACATAAGGGTACATCTAAGAGAACTTATAAAATCATCGGGAGAAAAACAAATCACTGTCGCTGCTAATATAGGAATTAGCGAGGGATACCTTAGCAAATTCTTTAATGGGAAAGAGATTAATTTTTGGATGGTAAGAAATATTGTTCTGTACTTGGATAGCGAAAATGAAACTGAATTAATGAGAAGGTATTGTTTAGACGGAGTAAAAAAGAAGAATTACCCTGCGGCATTAGAATATTGTTATGCAAAGAGACTATTTTCAGTTATAGAAACCTTGATTGATAGGCAAATCGAAAAAGACGGGAAGCTCAATTCTTGGTCTAAAATATATAGATTTATACTTGAAAATAGATTGTCGCTTGGAAGTTTGGAGTATACACAAAGGCTTAATGAGCTTAAATCAGATTGCCATGATACGAAAACGTTACTACTTATTTTAGAAATGTACGCTAATTTTCAAAGCAGAAAGTATGAACTAACTCTCGACAAAATCAAAAAAATTAAAAAGCTTATCAGTAGAATATCTGATCCGTTTTTAAAATTAGCGTTCACTGCTCGTTTAGAAGAGGTTTCTGTGAATATATATTTAAAGCAAGATAACGCTGTGTATAAAGCCAGGGAAGCTGCTCATTCTCTTTACGAGAAAAATCTTAGTGTGAATTTAAATTTGACTGCACTATACATATTAGCGTTGTCCTATATGAACGAGTCTTATTTTGTAGCTTATGAATACTATAAGAAATGCATTAAATTACTTGAGGAATTTCCAGACCGGAATAAAGAGTTGATACAAAATAAAGAAGAAATAGCAATCCTACAACGGTACTGGGAAAAAGAGATTTCTAAAGAATATCAGGTGACTGCTTTCGCTAAGGCATTAGCAACACAGGACTCATTAAGCTCCTATTATGAGCATGATTTCTATAAAAGGTATGCTCTACTCTTTGACGGAATTAAAGAAGAGTCAGCAGAAAAGTTGCTGCTGTCTCTATACTTTTTTTCTCAGCAAAAAGATCAATTTCGGTCAACCCTGCCAAAAATATACTTGATAAAATTAGGATTTAATTTTAATATTTAGTAGCAGGAGGTGTTGAGAATGAAAAAAATGTCGGTAGTCTTAATCTTGGCGTTCGGTATACTAGCCTTAGGCGTTACAAATGGAGTATTAAACCATTCTAAAGCAGAAGGCGAATTTGAAACAGCTGAGATTATTGTAGGCGCATAATTTCATCAACACCCCGAAAAGCAAATACAAATATCAAAAAAGACGTTGCCAGCAATGGCATCGTCTTTCGTGCTTTTTGGGGAAATTTCCTGTTTTCAAAAAAAACGAAAACAGGAAATTCTTTTAAAAGTATTTGTTTTGACTACATTTTAAAATATAATGGAACATATGTTCTATATAAATTGGGGGATGCAACATGAAAATCACTTTTGAAAATCTTATTGATAATTTGAGAAAGGAGATTAACAAAGAGAAGGAAAAGGTAAATGACCGAAAAGAGGCAGTTTAGCCCTTATCGTTCATATAACTTTCCTTTAATTTCCTTAACTCTTTCAAGTGTTGAATCACTATTTGTAACTCTTCTTCTGATATTTTGCTGCCGTTCTCGTGCACTATATTGAGTTTTTTTAGATCGTCGACTGTAATGCTTTTTTGCGCGAGTAACTTTTTCTCCGGGTCAGTAAAGCTATCCAAGCTTTCTTCATCAAAAAATAAATATGATTTATGAACATTAAAGTAATCAGCAATTTTTTCAATAACCTTCAACGAAGGCACTTGAGTATTGTTTTCTATTCTTGATAAATAACTCTGAGAAATTCCGATTTCCCTAGCTGCCTCATCCACAGTCTTTTTCTTTTCGGTTCTCAGACGTTTAACTGCATGTCCAATTTTCTTACTTTCCATGCTTAACCACCTTTTCATCTAAGGGATAAAGGATAAACAAATTGAATTTAATGTCAAAAACAAATTGACTTTAAATTCAAAATTAAAGTCAATGATACAAATAATGATATAAATATTATATCATAGCGACTTTCCGGACGGGAATATTGTATTAAAAAAAATACTTGCCACGAATATTCCTGTGTGGTATATTTTGAATATATTCCTGATAAGAATAATTTGGAGGGGTTAATTTGATAGACTTATCTGAACTTGGTCATATGATCAGGAGAAAAAGAAAAGAGAGCGGTCTTTCTCAAACAGTTTTTGCAGAAAAGATCGGCTGTACCGGTTCTTATGTTTCACGTTTAGAAAACGGAAAGGTTTCGCCTACCTTAAAAAGCCTAGAACAAATTTCGCAAACATTAAATATCAAAGCGAAACTTTTTTTTGACTAGTTTAATACCTGTCAGGAATATAATTAAACCGAGGAGGCGTTTGATGGAGTATGTACTTAAATCTTTTTGTCGCTAGGAAAGAAAAAAGAAAATCTCAGCGTGAAATTGCTGAAGTTTTGAAGATTAGTCCGCAGACCTATCACTTAAAGGAATCCGGTAAAAGTGATTTTCTTTTGGCGGAAGCGCGAGTTTTGGCCCAACTTTTCGAGCGGTCTATAGATGATCTGTTCAAAGTGAGCTAAATCGCGGTAAGGAGGTAAATGCCATGTATTTAATTAGTCAAGTATGGTCGAAAGCTAAATTCCATATGGTCATAAGCGAATCAGAATCATTACATCAAAAAGCTTTATGTAAGTTAGAGGCACAGGGCGGCAAAGTGGTTAGAACCGAAAGGATAGATAATACATTAGGTTCAGTAATCGTCAATGGCAAGAGATCAGTTTGGCCTTTAACTAAATCAGAAGGTGCTGATCCGGATGTCTGAAATCAAATTCGTAAAGCTCAGTACCCAAATGTTCGATGACGAAAAGATTAAGCTCATTGAGCAGATGCCCGAAGCAGACACTTTATTAATTATATGGGTTAAGTTGCTTGCTCAAGCAGGTAAAACAAATGCTTCAGGTTATATCTTTCTTAGTGAAAATGTTCCGTATACAGATGAAATGCTTGCTGCTATTTTTTCGCGTCCGATTGGCGTTGTAAGAATGGCTTTGGAAACATTTAGACGCTTCGGAATGATTGAAATTGATGATCAAAATTATATAAGTATCTGTAATTGGGAGAAACATCAAAACGTAGATGCGCTTAACAAAATTCGTGAAGATACTCGCAAAAGAGTTGCGAAATATCGAGAAAAACAAAAGGCTTTAAAGCTTTCGCAACCGAGTAACGTTACAGGTAACGTTACAGTAACTCAATGTAACGAACAAGAAGAAGAAGTAAGAAGTAAGAAGAAAGAATTAAAAGATATATTGTCTGGTAACCCAGACGACGCATCTTCTTCAAAAAAAGAAAAAGAGGAGATCCCATACAAACTGATCATTGATTTGCTAAACAAAGTAGCGGGTACACGATATCGTCATACTACTGACAAAACAAGAAAACTTATAAAGAAACTCTGGAAAGATGGTTTTCGTTTAGAAGATTTCAAACACGTCATCCTAGTGAAGACAGAGGAATGGCTTCATGACCCTGCTATGAATAAGTTTCTCCGTCCAGAAACATTGTTCGGGACCAAGTTTGAATCTTACCTTAACCAAAAAGGAGGCTTATCACATGGAGGAAATCACAAAGGAGCGGGCAGCCGCGGTCAAGGGCGAAATATCACGGAGGATGACATTCCTTACTGATGAGGACGGAAATCCAGTCTTCTGTGACAAACATACGCGGATTATCGGCGGAGAAGAGAAGCCATATCCAGTACAACTGATGAAGCTGCGTGACGGCTCAGTAAAATGCCCGATGTGCGAAAGGGAACAGCGCAACAAGGAGATCGAGCAAGAAGCTGAGTTGTGGCGCCGGCAGGTAGAGAGAAAGGTTCTTTCTACACATTCACTTATTGCTGATCCAACTCTTGTAAAGGCAACATTTGAAACTTTCCACTGCTACAACAAAGAGGACGAACAGAACAAACGCCGGATGCTTGAGTTAGTCGATCAGATCAAAGCGGGCGTGGTCATGAACATATTTCTAACTGGCGAATCCAATGCCGGAAAAAGTCATCTGGCAATAGCAGCCGTTAAAGAACTGAACAAAAAGAGTTCAGAAGAGTATGCAAAATCAGCCCTTTTTGTTAATAGTGACGCACTCATGCGGCGTATCAAGAGTTCTTTCAAAGATGATTCTGAAAAGCTTACGGAGGCGAAGGCAATTGAACTGCTTACACGAGTCGATTACCTCGTCATTGATGACTTAGGGAGCGAAGTGGGCGACACAGATAATGAGAACAGGGCGGCACCTGATTTCATTTCAAGAGTTTGGTATGGGGTCTCTACTGGCAGACAAGGCAAGGTGACGATAGTGACAACAAACCTCACCGGAGTTGCTTTAGCAAAGCTTTATGACAAAAAGACTGTCAATCGCCTTACAGCCCATCTTGAAAAAATTGAATTTAGAGAGAAGCAAAAGAACAAAGGGCGTAAGACACCGGCTCTGCCGTCTTAAGGGGGGAAACAAGTGGTACAAGCAGTGATGCCCGGCGTGTGGGAGCTCAAGCCAGAACGGAAGCTTACTGACGCTGAACGCAAAAAAGAGATCAATAATCTCATTGCTCTCGTTGATCAGAAAATAGCAGACTATCAAAACTCTAGGAGGAATGCAGTTTGAAACACGGTAAACGCCCAACACGCGTGCAAAAGGACATTATCAAGCAAAACGGTTTAAACCCTAATAACTGGCTGGTTTCTAAAAACCTGCAGCATGAACGGAGATTGATCATTGTTCACCGGTATACAGGAACGGTAAGGAAGTGTTTGGCATGAATGCGGTCCGGGCTGATCGTTTAGAAATTGCTTTGGTGGACCTTAATTTTGAATGGTCATTGGTGCAAATGCGTCAGGTTGTAGATTACTGGTATGACGGTAAGTCAATTTACGATATGGTCGAGCTGCTGAACAGAAAGCCGGATGAAATCATTTTGCTGATCGTTGATTTTGGAAGAGGCCGCATATTGCCGCCACGTCCTTACGGGTTAAATGCCAATAAGAAAATATCAATCAGGAAAAAGCTCATGGAAGAGAAAAAAGAGAGCTTGCGTCGGTTTTTGAAGGATGGACCGGTATATATTCCCTTCCTTGAAAAAAACTTTGTCTGGAATGATTGGGAAGTCAAGCGATTCCGTGAAATGTGGGGAGCCAATGATTCTATCATCTGGATTTCAAAACAGCTTAATAGAGACATTGACGAAGTGTTATTCCTCGTTATGGATCAAGCCAACAGGGACTTTATTCAGCCACGAATGAACGGGCTTCTTGGAAAGGATGCGACAGAGCATGATCTTATCAGGCAGCGCCTTCCCTTTTGAGAAAGCAACCATTCAGCAATTAATGGTCATTGTGCGGTATGAAGAATGTCCGCCGGACTTTAAGAATGCTGCGATGCAATTATTGATCAAGAAAGGAGCGGGGACCGTTGGAATGGACAGAACGCCAGCACTTGATTGAGTGGCTCACTATCTTGGGCGGATACGGAAAAGCATTTCTGGAACGCCAGTCAGACGATGAAATTGAGACACTTTACAATCTGCGCATCAAACAATTGAACGAAGAATAAGGAGGCGAGAGGACATGACAGAAAATAAAAACTTACGCCAGCATGGGGAAGTCATTACATGGGTTATGACGGAAGAGGAGCTTTTGGAGTATATAAAAAAACATCCAATCATCCCAACGGAAGAACCACAGATAAAGCTGCAAGTTTTCCCGATGAACGATTGGATGTAATGATGGTCATTTAGTAAATGCCACCGTATGGAAAATAGAAACTCGACACTTCTATTATACCATACGGGGGCGTTTACAGTGAACTGTCCAAAACATATAGAAAATCTGGAACAGGTACTTAATCAAATTGAAAATGACAAAAATTACGTCATTGTGATTGACGGAAACAATAGATCATTCAAGTTAACGGAAATGCCGGAGCACGGCAAAACAATCGTGCAAACGTCAAAAGGCAACCTTTCAAGAATTGATTTTGAAATCGGCTATAAAATGTGACGCAGAGGGGCCGGTCCTCTCTGCGATATGGGAGGAACGGACATGAACCAATATAAATTCACTTTATTATCGGGCGTTGTGTTTCGTAAGGATATTTCAGGGGTTTGTTATACCGAGCTGGGTTCTAACAGCCTACCACTCGGCAAGGATCAGGCGGTAAACCTTCTTGCTGATGAAGTTATAGGGCTAAAGGAAATCGTTGAGGAAAACAAGCGCCAGCAAGATGTAACGGTTCATCAATTTCGGCAGGCACAGGAAGAGATTCAGCGGCTACAATCTGACAACGGGCGGTATAAAGAAGCATTAAAATTTTACGCGGAAGAAACAACATACACAAAAGAATTTGAAGACTGTCCGCCTGCTATTGATATGGATTGGGGAGATATTGCAAAAAAAGCATTAGTAGGTGATGCAAAATGATTCCTTTACAAGTTGAGCTGCAGCGGGCAGTCAAATCCACGAAGGACGAAGCGATGACCATTTACGAGGCGGCCGAACACTTAAAGGTTAATGTCGAGGAAGTGCCTTTGATCGTTGCTCAGGCTGATGATCTAAGAATGATCGGCAATGACGCAATTATTGCAAAAAGGGACAAAACAAATGGCTGGCTCATTGGTCTGATTATCTTGGTTTTATTCTTTGGAATCTCTCTTGCTTAAAAGTATTTAAAAACTAGGAGGAAATTAAAATGAACCTTGAAAAAAATATCAAAGATATAATCGCAAAACAAATGGAAGAAGGAATGGTTGAAAAACTGGTCGCAGAACAACTGGAAAAAGGAATTTCAAAAGCGCTTGAAAATTTATTCTCAAGCTATGGCGATGTGACCGAGATTATTAAAAGCAAACTAAAAAGCGTCATCGTCCCATACTTAGAAAACTATGATTACTCGGATTACATCACAAAGCTTGATCATGTGCTGGTCGGAGTATTACAAAATACAACAATAGAAAACCGAAACCTACTAAACAATTTCAAGGGATTGATGTCAGGAGAGATAGAAAAAACAATCAAACTATCTGACCTCTTCGCAAAGTGGATGCACCATGTTGCAAAAAACGTTGAGACTGACGATCTGGAAGTAGAATTTGACGATGGACCTGAATATGAAGCGGTTGAGGTATCTGTAAATGTTGAACGGAACGAGGATAGAAGTTGGAGTTCGTTTGAGCATGCAACGATTTTATTTGAGTGTGATCATGACGAAGAAATGAACTTTGAAATACCGATTTCCTTTTATAAGAACGGAACAAATAAGGAATGGGATTTAAGATACAACTCAGTTCACGACTTGAAATCTCTCAGACATCTTAACGAATTTGAAATTCTTCTCATGAGATTATCACAAAACGGCGTGGGGATAATCCTTGATATTGAATGGGAAAATGATGCAGTTACGCCAGAGAAAGAACCGGAACCAAGTTTCTAAAAGGGAATGCGAGAAGGGATGTGCGGCGTGTGACAGTTAAACAAGATTACAAGCCTGTTCTGCAGCAAGCAATTGAAGTTTTTGAACAGAAGTACGGCGACAATGGCAGGAACTATCTTATGTTTCTGCTGCAAGACAATCTAATGAAAACCGTCGGCGGGCGGAAATAAGGAGGGCGCGGAGTGATGATTCCAGCTATTGTATTCGAAGCGAAAGACAAAGAGAAAAGATTTTTATGTGATGGACCAGATTGTGGGGATTGGTCAGATGAAAGATTGGATGTAAGTATAGAGGACATTACAGATGCTCTTGTGATCGTGAAGAAGGATAAAAGTATGCCTGATGATAGCGATGTTGAGGATTTTTATAGATTTTTAGGGAAATTAAAATTCGGACCCGATGCTTCGGACATTAAAAAGTATTATAAGCCAGTACACATCGCATTAACAGAAGAACAATACAAAGTCATTGAAGATCGACGGAACGATTGGTAAGGAGATTACTATACAAAATTAAATAGGTCCAAGATGGAGACGCCTGCGGACACTAATCACTGTACAGATAAAATCTGTGCTTTGGTTAGTGTCCGTTTTTATTTGAACGGAGGGGTGACATGAAGAAGAGAAAGAAAAAGCCCAATAAAAACGCGCAGGAGTGTTCTGAACGGTTTTGGCGGCAAATGATGGGTCAAGATAGGCAAACATTGAGAAGAGGCAAAGGCGGGGCTTTAAGACGCAAATAAACGGGAGGGTAAAAATATGAATCAATTAACATTAAACATTCCTCAGATTGACGAAGAAGCGACTAAATTAAAAGCAGAGAAGCTGCTTGATCAATACCGGTTATATCTCTTGCAGGTGCCAGATGATTTTTTGCCAAAGGTTACACCTACTTATAGCATTGTTCCGCCGAGCATTACGAATGAGTTTCACTCATCGACAGAAGATGCAGCATTAAAGCGCCTTGATTGGGAATTTCAGCGTGACAAATTCTTAAAAAGGATTCAAAGGGCTGTTAACCGGCTTTCTCAAAGAGAACGGCAGATCATTGTCATGCTCTATATGCAGCCAGAAGAAATGTACGATTATGAAGTATATGCAGAAATGGATCTGAGCCAGCGCAGCTATTATCGTGTGAAGGCAAAGGCTCTATATCGACTGGCATTTGCTCTGAGAGAAGAAGTCTACAAGAAAGGGGCAGCTTCTTAATGAATTTTGTTCAGCCTATACGTGATCCGGAATGCATCTTTTACATCAAGAGGTTTTTGAAAGAGCAAAACATGAGGAATTACATGCTATTCGTGACCGGTATCAACTCAGGGCTCCGCATATCGGATATTCTGCAGCTGAGAGTAAGAGACGCGAAACGCCCTTATTTCAATCTCATTGAAAAGAAAACGAAAAAGAAAAAGAGAATCGACATGACGCCAGCTCTTCAAAGAGAATTTAAGGCCTATGTCGAAGGGAAAGAGGACCATGAGTTTCTCTTTAAAAGCCGTGAAGGGATTAACAAACCGATTTCCCGATCAATGGCTTACAAGATTCTCAGGGCTGCTGCTGAGTATGTTGGTTTAGATGACATCGGCACGCATACATTGAGGAAAACATTTGGCTATCACTTTTACAAACAAACGAAGGACGTTGCAATGCTGCAGGAGATATTTAATCACTCGGACCAACGGACAACCCTGCGGTATATCGGAATCAATCAAGACGCCATGAACAACGCTATGAAAAAATTTAAAATATAACCAGGCTCATCCAAAACAACAAGGATGGGCCCTTTTCTTTGCATTTTTCGTCAATTCCTCAAAAATAGCAGGTGTGTAATTCATTTTAGGGATATTGGTTAAAAACAGAGAGGACAAGGGGTTGGCTCAGTTCGACGAGTTGCACAGTATAAAACATATGGGTAATTCGTGGATTGTGGGGATAAGTATAAAAGTTACTGATAATTAATTCGTGATTGTGAGAAAGGCAGCTGATATGATTAGTATAAAATGACAGAAGGAGGAAGTTTCTTGAGCAGAGAATTTGATTTTTGTAAGTGTGAAAATAGTTCAGGATCACATACACAGATAGAAGATGAGTGGGGGTATTGGTTTTGCTGCAATGATTGTAATAAAAAAATAGAAGATGATTTTCATTACTTTGATGAACCAGATATTTATTAGTCTTTAAGGGAGGTGAGCGGGATGAGTAGAGGTTCTGGATCAAAGAAAGAACAAAAAGGCATGGTTTAATCGTTTTTAATTTACATATCAGGTGGTGAATATTATGAGTAGAGGTGCAACAGCTTCACGTTTAGAACAAAAGGGCATGTATTAAAAACTGAACAAACTAAAAGTAGAGAAGGAGTATCATAACCTATGAGTATTCAATTAAAGATAAGTGATATGATAATTACCCCTTACGCTCACCGGTTGGATGATGACGAATGGGGTATAGCGGTTACGTTTGCTACAGAGCTGAGTTTTGATGAATATGAGGAGATTTTAAAAATCAGAACATTACTTTGGGAAAGCAAAGGATATTACCCAATAACACTTTTAACAGATTCAAAGAATTATGATTTGAATATTAGGTTCGGCAGAACGTTCTATTCTAAACATGATGGTTATATTAAATTGTTAACCACTTTGGTAGATGAATCTGTAGATAAGGTTGATGAACAAAGGAATTATATTGATCTCCAACACAGGGATCAGGTAAGAATGATGGAAATGTTATTCGAACAAGAAAATACAATCAATAGTTTATTGAGTATTCTTAATGAAAAGAAACTCTTAACTAATGATGAGGTAAGTCAATTGAAGAATAATAAAAGCAGGTTTGAGCAATTTGTAGAGTTTTACGAAGAAAAAAATGTAGACGAAAATGTAAGTGACTTGATACCAGACTAATTTTTTGGCAGAAAGATGGCAGGATAACGGCACACCATTTTGTCTCAAGTGAGTTATTATGGTAATAGGCAATAAATCGACAGGCGCTTTCCCAATTGGGAGGGCGCTTTTTATTTTGTGGAAAGGGAGCGGCGTTACATGGAGTTGAATCTGTCATATATGAGCATTTCTGAGTTATTGGAAAAAGCAGCAGAAAAGAATGAGCTGATTTATGTTAGAGAAAGACAAAGGTGTTTAGGCAAAACAGCTTCGTTAATTCAATTTGCCAGAGAAAATAAATGCCCTATCTTAATGAATAGAAATGTTGCTTCTAGTTATCAGTACATGCATCCTGACCTTGAATTTATAGCTTATTATGATGGAAAGAGATTGGACGGTTTAGAGAATGTTGTGTGCGACGAGGGTATTCCTTTTGATGTTGTTAAAGATTTGCATAGTAAAGGTTGTCTGTTAACTGGATTTGTTAGAAGAGATAATGTCCCTTACACATATTCTTTAGAAGAAGCTTTGAGAGAAGTTTTATATAAAAGCTCGTGGTTTTACTCATGAAAAAACCATTAAAACCTTGCAATGAACCCGGCTGTCCTAACCTGACACGAGAGGGATATTGTGAGCAACACAAGCGAACCAAGACGGCTTATGACCAATACCGGGAGTCCGCTGCCAAACGGGGGTATAACAGCAAGTGGAGGCAGGCGCGTCTAGGCTACCTGTCAAAGCATCCGTTCTGTGTATCTTGCATGATGGAAGGCAGACGAGTGCCGGCAACAGTAGTCGATCATATCAAGCCGCATAAAGGAGACAAGAAACTCTTTTGGGACTCAAGCAACTGGCAGCCACTATGTGCGCCATGCCACAGCAGGAAGACAGCGAAGGAGGATGGAGGATTTGGGAACAGAACATCAAACGTGCATGTGTGATGAATGTGGAACAATGCTCTTAGTTAAAGGATGCTCGAAGGTCAGGAAGCATGACGACGGCATCCGTGAACATTATATCAAGTGTCCGCGGTGTCGGACTGAGTATACATCCTATTACACGAATGCTGACATAAGACATATGCAACAGAAGGTAAAGAAATTGTTTGCTCTTCGTACAACGATGAAAAAGGAAACAGCATTCGATCTGTATACAAAGAAATTAAAAGAAGCACAAAAGAAATTAGAAGCCGCAATGCTGCAGCTGAAAGAGGAAATGAGCACCCCCCACCCTAAAATCTCTGAGGGATGAACGCTGGAGACCGCGCTCCCCTCCCCATTTTGAAAAATTCCCTAAATGAAAATTCGGAAGGAGGTGAGGGAATGGCTAGACCGCGGCAACCAGTTGACTTGCTACTGGTGAAAGGGAAGAAACACCTGACACAGCAAGAGATTGAGGAGCGTCGAGCACAGGAAATAAAGGCACCAAACGACAAAGTAAAAGCTCCATCATATTTGCCAAAAGACTTAAAAAGAGAGTTTAAAAAGATAGCGGACGAGCTGAAAAACATCGGGATTATGACCAATTTAGATGTTGATGCGCTTGCCCGTTTTTTGTTTGCCCGGAAATTATATTTGCAAGTAACAGAGCAATTGCTTGAACGGGGTCCGATGAAAACAGTGATCGTTAGAAAATTTGACGATGACGGGAATGTAATAGGAGAAGAAGAAAAGGTTGTTCCGAATGATGACTATTCTGAACTATTGATAAACCAAGACAAGTTGTTTAAACAATGCCGGCAAGCTTCAAGCGATTTAGGACTGACCATTTCCTCTCGCTGTAAACTCGTCATCCCGAAAAAAGATGATGGGAAACCGAAGTCAAAAGAGGAAGAACGGTTCGGGGGCCGCATGTAATGCAAGAGATAACTGCCGAAATTCTCATTGAACGGGTATGGTCATACGCTGAGAAAATCCGTTCCGGTGAAATCAAGGCAAGCAAAAAGCACAGATGGGCAGTTGAACGCTTTTTTCGAGATGTTGAACGCCTCGCAGATGATGACTGTCCTTATTATTTTGACGCTGAGGCTGTTGTCGATTTTTATGAATGGGCGCGGCAATTCAGACACGTCGAGGGAATTCTTGCCGGACAGCCGATTGAGCTTACAGACTTTCAGCTTTTTATAGCGGCTAATATCTACGGTTTTTATAAAAAAGAAAACGGTGCTCGGCGATTTCGAAAAGTTTATATCCAACTGGCCCGGAAAAATGCGAAATCACAGTTTCTTGCTTTAGTGGCGTCATACGAGATTTTTCCGACGCAAGAAAAACACCGGGTATTTATCGCCGGCTGGTCCAGAGAACAATCCGATGAGGTTTATCAAGCCATACTCGAACAGCTACAACATGCGCCCATACTGAAAGGGAAATATTCCTCAGCCAATGGGCGAGTAAAAAAATACAAGACAAACTCCATCATTCAGCCTTTATCTCGGGAAGCCCGGAAGTTAGGGGACGGGAAAAACCCATCTATTGGGATAGTTGACGAATATCATGCTCATGAAACAAGTGAAATTTATGATGTTCTTGATAGTGGTATGGTCGCCCGCCGCAGCCCGTTAATGGCTGTTATTACGACAGCCGGCTTTCATATGGAAAGGCCGTGTTTCAGGGAATATCAATATACAAGTAAAATCCTTGATCCAGACATTGACACGGAGAATGATGATTATTTTGTTATGATCTGTGAGCTTGATCCAGAGGACGATATAAAAGACGAATCAAACTGGATTAAAGCCAATCCCATTGTTGCAACGTATCCAGAGGGCATGGAGTCTTTGCGTGCTGCGCTTAAAGTAGCGCTGGAAGTTCCCGAAAAAATGAGAAGCTTCTTAACTAAAAATATGAATCGGTGGGTTGATCAAAAGGATAATGGATATATGAACATGACAAAATGGCGTGCATGTAGTGGTGAAATCCCTGATTTACAGGGTATGTCAGTTTACCTCGGGCTTGATCTATCCATGACTACAGACTTAACATCCGTTGGATATGTAGCCGTGCAAGAAGGTTTGTTCTACGTTGGTCAACATTCCTTTATGCCTGAAGCACGAGCCAAGGAAAAAATGGCAACAGATAAGGTGCCATATGATTTGTGGAAAGAGATGGGTTACATTACGTATACGGCAGGGGAAGCGGTTGATTATCAACGAGTCGAACAATGGATTATAGAATTTATTCATAAACATCGTTTTCGGCCGCAAGAGATCGTATACGATAAATGGAACGCTCTTCATTTAGCCCAACGTCTTGAATCAAAAGGGCTGACGACAGTCGAAATGCCGCAAAGAATAAATCATCTTTCATTACCTACAAAGAGTTTTCGAGAAAATGTTTATGAGGGGAAAGTCATACACGGTAATGATCCAGTTTTAACATGGGCCATTAATAACGCGATTACTAAAATTGATCCGCAGGAAAATATCATGCTGGATAAAGCAAAATCCAAGCAAAGGATTGACCCTATTGCGGCTGTTATAAATGCGTATGCCCGTGCGATGTACTCCGGTACCAATGGAAGAGTTGATTTGAATGAGCATTTTGGTTCCGGCAATTTTAGTTTTTAGGATGTGAGAAGTATGAAAAAGGTTAGTGGATTTTTTGCAGCCATGTTTAACCCTAGAGTTATGAAAATAGGGTTTTCTTTTTTCTTGTTGATATTAAATGATCTGCTGTTCATCACGGGGGCAGGCTTTATCCTGACAGCTGCTTATAGATGGAATACAAACATCGGTCTGATTCTGACGGGTGTCTTTTTTATGTTTTATGCCTATCTTCTGACCAAGAAAGCGAGGTGAAAATAGTTGTTAATAGATCGGATGTTTGAAAAACGGTCCGGTTCAACGGATATAGACGGTTTCAATGATTTGTTTATAAACCTATTTGGCGGCCGGAAAACAGCAAGCGGCGAAACTGTAAATGAAAGAAATTCATTAGTGCAGCCTGACGTTTTTGCATGCGTGAATGTATTATCTGATGATATTGCAAAGCTGCCGATCCATACGTTTCAAAAAACAGAAAACGGTATAAAACGTAATCCGGATCACCCCACTGCCTACGCTGTTTATGCACGTCCTAATCCTTATATGACGGCTTTCATCTGGAAAAAGTTGATGATGACGCATGTTTTGACGTGGGGAGACGGCTATTCATATATTCAATTCGGCGAACATGGTTATCCAGAAGCGCTGTACCCTTTGCGCCCTGAAACTACAAACGCTTATATTAGTCCGATTACAGGCATGTTATGGTACCAAACGGTGGTCAATGGAAAGGCTATGGAGCTGTATGATCATGAAGTACTGCATTTTAAAGGACTTTCAACAGATGGCATACACGGAAAATCACCCATAGGGGTAGTGCGGGAACATATCGGGGCACAATCGGCCGCCACAAAATACAATGCCAAGCTGTATAAAAATGAAGCAACACCGCGCGGGATCTTGAAAGTTCCAGCTTTTTTAGATGAGAAGCCTAAAGAGAATGTTCGTAAAGAATGGAAAAGAGTAAACCAGGGCGAAAATATTGCGATCATCGACAATGGCTTAGAATATCAATCTATTTCTATGCCGTTGCAAGAAGCTCAATTTGTCGAGTCTATGAAATTTAATAAAGCACAAATTTCAATGATCTATAAAGTGCCGTTGCATAAACTCAACGAATTGGATAAAGCAACCTTCTCCAATATTGAGCATCAGTCTATTGAATATGTCAGGAATACACTGCAGCCGTGGATCGTGAATTTTGAACAAGAACTCAACGTCAAATTATTTATGGATCACAACCAAAGAAGCGGCCACTATGTAAAATTCAATGTCGACAGTGAGCTGCGGGGAGATAGCCAGTCACAGGCAGAGTATTTTAAAACAATGCATGAAACAGGAGTGCTGAATAAAAACGAAATTAGAGAGCTCATTGAACGAAATCCGATTCCACACGGTGACAAATATCTCGCCAGCTTAAATTATGTGTTCCTTGATTTCATGGAGGAATATCAGCGTCTTAAAGCTGGCGGTGCCGTGAAAGGGGGTGACATCAAGAATGAAGGATAAAGAGGTCCGGCAGTTAACAACACCCATTGAAATACGTTCAGAAGGCGAAGGGCAAAGCGAATTTGTAGTAGGATACGCTTTGAAATTTGAAAAATGGTCAGAGCGTCTCGGATGGTTCAAGGAGATTATCAGCAGGAATGCACTTGATTCAGCCGATCTTTCAAACGTTATTGCTCTTTTTAATCATCAGCAAGACTTTCCTTTGGCGAGAAATACTGTTTCAGGCGATTCTGGGCGCCTTGACCTTGAAATAGATGGAATAGGTCTCAAATTCAGATTTAAGCCCTCAGACACGTCATATGCTCGTGATTTAATGGAAAATGTCCGCAGCGGTGTTATTAATCAATGTTCTTTTGCTTTTTCACTCGATTATGGCGACGCAGACGCGGACGAGTGGCGGCTGAATGAAGACGAGGACATCTATGAGAGAAGAATCAATAAAATACATCGTATTTTTGATATTTCTCTTGTCACAACGCCGGCTTATAGCGACACAGAGGCAGTCGTAGGCGCCCGCAGTTTGGAAAAAGTGGAGCAATTGAAAGAAAGACGCAACACATCAGATGAAACATTAAAAATGGAATTGGAACTACTTGACCTTGTACTCCCGGAGTAAGGTCTTTTTTTGTGTCTAAATAAGGAGGAAAAAAATATGCCAATGCAAATGAGCAAAAAAGAAATCGAATTAAGGCAGCAATTTACTGAAAAGAAGCAGCAAGCAGACAAGGCATTGCAGGAGGGCAAAACAGATGAGGCCCGTGCCTTGCTTGATGAAGTCAAGCAGCTCAAAAATCAAATTGAATTGATGACCGAAGGACGTTCACTTGATGTACCTGACTTACCGGGCGGAGTAAATTTTGTGCCGGAGCAGGAGCGGAATCCAGAGGGACGATCAGGAAACGGTGAGGTCATAGAAGAACGGCAAAATATGTTCCGCAAAGCCTTTATGAAGTCCCTCCGCGGCAAGCGTTTAACTGATGAGGAACGTGACTTATTTGAAAGTGAAGAGTTTCGGGCAATGTCCGGGAAAAATGAAGAAGATGGCGGCATCCTAATTCCCGAAGATATTTCTAGACTGATCAAAGAGTTAAAAAGGGAGCAAGTACATCAGTTAGAGCAATACGTGACTGTTGAGCCGGTTGCAACTCGTTCTGGAAGCCGGATGCTTGAGAAAAATAGTGATTTGACTCCGTTTGCAGTTCTTGAAGAAATGGACGAGATTCAAGAAACGGATCAGCCGAAATTCTCCAAACTCTCTTATAACATTGTGGATTATGCTGGCATCTTGCCACTTTCAAATACATTGCTTCAAGACACAGATCAAGCAATCATGACCTATGTTGCTAAATGGTTTGTAAAGAAATCAATCACAACGCGTAATGCTTTGATTTTGGCGATTCTTGATAGCTTGAAAAAAGTAGAATTTAAAGGGCTGGACGCAATTAAAAAAGCTTTAAACGTAACGCTTGACCCTGCTATTTCATCAGGCGCAATCATCATGACTAACCAAGACGGCTTTGACTATCTTGATCAGTTGAAGGATGCAGACGGCAAATATCTACTTAAAGATATCCCTTCTGAACCGACAAATAAAATGCTATTTGGTCGTCGGGTGGTGGTCATTTCAAACAAGATTCTAAAAACAAAATCAGGGAAAGCGCCTGTCATTGTCGGCGATCTAAAAGAAGCGATTGTTTTATTTGACCGCCAGCAACAATCAATTGCCTCTACTGATGTCGGGGCCGGTGCATTTGAGACAAATACTACTAAAGTGCGCGCAATTGAGCGTGAAGATGTGAAGTTGTGGGATTCTGAGGCTGTAGTGTTCGGTCAATTGACGTTGCCAGCTGAGTAATAAAGGAGGGGTATCATGCGAGTAACTAAAAACTACACCACTGATGGCGGAGATCGTACCGTCATTGGCGGTATTTTAGACATCGACGGCGGAACCTTTTTGAAAGATGGTCAGGAAATTTCATTAGACGGCGGAAATCAAATCGAAATGGGTGCAGGCAGTGTAACTCATGAAATGCTGCAGGATAAGTCAGTCCGCAGTAACAATATCGGCACCGGCAGCGTAATGGAAGAGCACTTGAATTCAGTTATCACAGAAAGACTATCAAGTTTAGAAGATAGATTGAAAGCATTAGAGACAGCAAAAACAGAGCCAGCTGTAGCTGAATGAAAAATATAAAAGAAAAGGATGAGTGAAAATGGCAGAAGATTATCTTTATGAGAGTGGCGGAGTAAAAACATCATCAGAAAAGGGGGCTGACGGTAAAGCAATTACACCTGTTTATCTAAAAGAAAACAGTGAGGATAACCCTGTCTATGTGAAAGGACTAAAAGGTGATCCGGGCCCACAAGGACCACAAGGGGAAACCGGACCACAGGGTCCCCAAGGTGAAAAAGGCGAAATCGGTCCTCAAGGCCCGAAAGGTGATAAGGGGGACAAAGGAGAACAAGGTCCTCAAGGGGAAGCAGGGCCGCAGGGACCGAAGGGAGACAAGGGCGATCCAGCTGTAATTGAAGACAGCTCTATTACTCATGAAATGCTGCTGGAAAAGTCCGTTCGTAGCAAAAATATTGGCACAGGAAGTGTCATGATGGATCATTTGAATGCAGAGGTGAAGGCAGTATTTGACCAGCTGCAGAAGCAAATTGATGAGCTGAAAAATGAGGTGCAGACGCTTAAAGGAAAAGATGAAGCGCCACAAGAATAAGGGCGGTGATATAGCATGGATCTATTAAGCGCCGTCAAACATTATTTAAAAGTAGAGCATGATGCAGACGATCATCTGCTTTCACAATATATTACAGCAGCCAAAAGCTACATCGTGAATGCAATCGGAAGATACACGGAAGGGCATGCACAGTTTGAAGTCGTGCTTCAAATGTTGGTTGCACATTGGTATGAAAATAGAGGGATGTATGAGTCAGGGACAACCGGCTCATCCATCCCTTTTACTGTTGAGCATTTATTGACTCAATTACGCTATACATCCGAAGGAGAGCAAGATCATGAAGAAGAAAATCAGCGAACTCCGGCACAGACTGACCTTTCAAAAGAAGGAGTCGATACAGGATGAAGAGCTGAATTGGAATGAGGAATATATTGATCTTTTCACTGTATGGGGAGCGATAGAAGGATTTAGTTCTCTCGGAAACAATGAATCTGTTGTCGCGGGAGCATTGGGAGTCAAATCACCGAAAAAAATCACTATTCGCTATCGAGATGACGTTCAACGAGATATGAGGATTGTTGAATATGTCGGCCGAGATAAAAAGGATGAACCGGTGTTCCGCACGTTTGATGTATTAGATTTTAATGATCCCGAGGATAACAAGGGAGAGCTTGAGATCATGTGTAAGGAGGTTGGTTTGAATGGCTAATATGGACATTGACGGCCTTGATGATTTAACGCAGTATTTTGAAAAAATCGGCGGAGATGTTGAAAAGGTTGAACCTGTAGCATTGAAGGCTGGCGGCGAAATTATTGCTGAACGGCAGCGCGGCCACGTTAACCGAAGTGATAAACAACAGCCCCATATGCAGGACAATATCACAGTCTCAAATGTAAGAGAATCGAAGGACGGAGAGAAATTTGTTGCTGTTGGTCCGAATAAAAAAGTAGCGTTCCGAGGGAAATTTTTAGAATGGGGCACTTCAAAAATGCCGCCGTATCCGTTCATAGAAAAAGGTGGACAAGAAGGGGAGGGGCCTGCTGTGGATTTAATGGAGCGAATACTTACAGCGCCGATCAAATGACGATGGACCCGGTTAGTGAATTGGTCAAAACTCTTACATCCAGTTCTAAATTGGATGAATTAGTAACGGGCGGAATTCATAACCTTACTGCAAATGATGTGAATGCTTTTCCGAGAGTCGTATTTTATGAGCTTAAAGACGCTGATGCCGGTTATGCAGATAATAAAGCATACTGTTTTGAAGTTCGGTTTCAGATTAGTATATTCACTCAAGTAGCTACGCGGAAATTTGAAAAGCCGATTGCTAATGAAATAGATAAGTTAATGCGTTCAATCGGTTATGGCCGGTATGATTCGCAACCATTATACGAAGAAGACACCAAAGTCTATCACAAAGCAATGAGATATGTGAAAGGCTATTTTAGGGAGGAAAAATAGATGGGAAAAATTTTAACCGGACTGGATATGTTCCATATCGCAGAAGTTCTGAAAGATACAAAAGATGAACTTGAGTTTTCAGTTCCAGAGGAATTACCAGGTGCAGTTAGTATGAAACTTGACCCGAAGTCTGAAACGGAAACTTTCTATGCGGATAACGGTGCGTATGCACAGTTAAGCAGCTTAGGAGACATTGACGGGGAAATGGAAGTCGCAGATTTACCCCTTGATATGCAGGCGAGGATTTTCGGGAAAACGATTGAAAATGGCATTCATTTCTCTAGTGCAGATGACAGGCCACTAGAGATTGCGCTGGGTTTCCGTGCAAAAATTTCAACTGGTGGCTACCGTTACTATTGGGCTTTAAAAGGGAAGCCGGAATTAGTACCAGTTGAACATAAAACGGAGGAAGGAAAACCGTCGCCTCAATCTACTCAAGTGAAAATTAAATTTAGTCCACTGACCAATGTGAAAAAAGGAAAGAGAAGATGGGAAGCTAAAGCCGAAGAAGGAAACGGCATTAATGCTGATACTTGGTTCAGACAAGTTGTCTATAACAAAGATAGTTTTACTTCTGGCGGAAACGATGAAGTTGTGGACGTTGGTAAATAAGTAACCTGAGCTGAGCGCTTTAAGCGCTCTTTTTTCTTGAGTGAAAAGGAGGAATGAAAGTGGAGGCTTTAACAATAACTCTAAAAATTGACGGGAAAGACAAAAAGTTTGTGACACCAGACTTCATTTCCGGAAAGTTGTTTCGTAGTGCTGCGGCTATTGCAGAAGACTTTGAATCTAATGATACTGACAGGCTGTTTACTGAAAAACAAAATGAATTTGTCTGTAATGTATTCGGAAATAAATTCACGCTTGATCAATTTGAAGAGGGAATTGATTCCCGACTAGCTGGAAGAACAATTTATGCTACTGCAAATTATGTTCTTGGAAACATAACAGAAGCCAGCGCTCTGTTAAATCCGAATCAGAATGCAGATGGTGAAGAACCGGGGGAGTAAGTTTGTCCGAGGCTGTCATGGATATGTACAACGCCTTGGAAGAAGTCGGGTTCTCCCAAAACCAAATTGACGAAATGGACATTGTGTATCATCTCAAACGGTTGGCTAGGAGAAAAGAAACAACTGAAAATCCGAAAGCTAATGAGAATGATCAAGTGTACATAGATCAGATTTTAGGATAAGGAGGTGCCCGATTGAGCAAGGACATTAAAGTCAAACTGTATTCCAATTCATCGCAGTTTAATACCGAAATGCGTGGTATCGCTGTCCAGATGAAAAATATCAAATCAGAGTTTGAGAAGAACCGTACAGCAGTTGGCGTATGGGGGAATCAGTTAAAGACTGCCCAAGTAACAGCCCGGACTCTTAGTCAACAGCTTGAGCAGCATAAGCAAAAAGTAAAAGCACTTCAAAGAGCTTATGCAGATGCAGCGATCAAAAAAGGGAAGGATGCAAAAGAGACACAATCTCTTTCCCGCCGACTGAATAATGCAACAGCTCAGATGAATAGAACGCAGCACGCTTTGAATGAAACAACTCAGAAAATCAAAGAAATGGAAAGCGCATCAAGAAGAGCTGCAGCACGTATCAGGCAGATGGGGCAGCGCATGAATTCTGTAGGTGGCACAATGCGGAATGTTGGATCATCGGTTGCAATGACATCGGGTGTGGCCTTCGGTGGCTTAGTTCTTACATTCAAAGATGCCATACAAACAGGTATGGAATTCGAAAAACAAATGAGCAAGGTACAAGCGATCTCTGGCGGAACAGCGTCAGAGGTAGCCAAATTGAAAGAGCAAGCTAAAGAGCTCGGTGCAACCACTGTCTTTACAGCAAGTCAGGCGGCGGATGCACAGGGCTTTTTAGCTATGGCCGGATTCAAAGTAAATGATATTTACGATGCAATGCCGGGTATGCTCAGCCTTGCGGCGGCTGGACAATTGGAATTGGGCGCGGCCGCAGATATTACTTCGAATATCATGTCTTCTTTTGCTCTGAAAGCTAAAGAGTCGGGGCACGCCTCTGACGTAATTGCATATGCCGCAGCCAATGCCAACACAAATGTAGAACAGATGGGTGAAGCCATGAAATTCTTGGCGCCTAATGCTCATTCACTTGGATGGGGCATGGAGGAATCAGCTGCCGCAATTATGGCCTTTGGTGATTCCGGTCTCCAAGGAACTTTAGCCGGACAAGCGTTTGGAACATCTTTAACTCGCCTTGCAGCGCCTTCAAGAAAAGCAGCCAAGGAAATAGAAAGGTTAGGCTTTAATTTCTTCGATGCTGCTGGGAATATGAAGAGCATGCCAGAAGTAGTCGCTGAGATGGAAAAAGGCATGAAAGGCATGACGAAGGAGCAGCAGGCAGCTACGCTGAAAACAATCGTGGGAGCCGAGGCGTATAAACATTGGACAATTCTTCTCCAAAAAGGATCGAAAGCCCTTGGAGAAAATACAAAAGCCCTTGAAAAATCAGACGGGGCAGCCAAAAAGATGGCGGATACCATGCTGGATAATGCACATGGTAGTATCGTTGCTTTTGAATCAGCACTTGAAGGCGCGAAAATTAAGCTGACTGAGAGTCTTTTACCGGCACTTGGTGATTTAGCCGATAAAGGAGCAGATATTATATCCACTTTTAACAATATGGATTCCAGTACGGTTCAAACGATTGCCAAAACCGCGCTTCTTGCCACAGGAGTTCTAGGCGTAACAACAGCCGTTGCGACGTTAACTGCTGGTATTGGAGCTCTTCTTGCATTTACTGGACCAATTGGTTTGGCAATTGTCGGCGGAACTGCTCTTCTCGGAGGAATTACTGTTGCTACTTATGCTTACAACGAAGAATTAAAGAATCAAAAGAAGAAGCAGGAAGAAGCACGGGAAGCCGCATTGCTATATGGTGAAGGGGTTTCTAAAGCGACTCAAAAGTCAGCAGCGGCTTATGTTGATTTGAGAGAAAAAGCTGAACTTCAATTATTTGAATTGAGCCGGGTTTCCGGTGAAGAAGCAGAAAAAATGTCTTCTAAACTTGTAACCACTTATTCTCAAATGCGGGACAGTCTAATCAAGGAACTTGAGGGATTAAAGAAAGATGCGTTGGTTGTTCTCAAAGGATTATTTGAAGATACAGACGAGAATACCAAGAAACAAGGCGAAAAGATCACAGATAAGATGGTCGGCGCTATTGATAAGGACATGCAGGAAGCCCGCCAAAAAGTAAAAGAATTAGAACAGCTACAGAAGGACACGGGTCTTGTATCCTCAAAAATGAATGAATCGCAAAAGGCTAAATTCAATGAGATTCTTTCATACTTTGAGCAATCTACAAGTAAGTTTGCGGCCAATCAAAAAGAAGCTATCGCCATGCAAAAAACTGTTTCCGAGCAACAAGGGAAACTATCATTCAAACAGGCGAAACAGTTCAACGATGATATTAAGAAGGTTTATGAAGATGGACAAAAAGCAGCCAAAAAGGACTTGGATTATCGGAACGAAGTCATTGAAAAACTATATGCACAGGGCTATATTGATGCAGAAAAACGCAATACTTTGCTCAGTAAGAGCACAGCTGATTATGACAAGGCTTTAGCAAAAAACACAGCTGCTTATGAAAAGAATTCAAGTGCTCTCTTCTCAAAAATGTCGAGAGACGGACAACTATTAGATTTAGAGACTGGAAAAGCATTAAAGCGACAAGATGAATATATTTCTAACTCAATGGGGATTATGGTCAAAACTGAGGAATCTGAATCCGCCTATCAGGAACGTTGGGCCAATAAACAGATTGAGTTTCTTCAAAGTTTAGGAAAGAGCAAAGAAGATGCCATTGCTACCACGCAGCAGGCACTTCAAGAGTTTTATCAAGGTGTTGGGATGACAGAAGGCGAAGCGCGGGCAGAAGCAAGCAAAGTCGTCTCAGCTGTAGAAAATGAAATGAACAAGCCGGGCAACACACAAGCTGCCGGTCAAAAAGTGGTTCGTGACTTTGCGAGTGGCTTAAAACAAGCAAAGCCGGCTGTCATAGGGGAAGGCACAGTTTTGCAACAGGCTTTAAATAATCAATTGAAATCTGATACTGCAACGCCTAACCAAGCCGGTAAATCTAAAGGGAACGCTTTTAAATCAGGCTTAAATTCTACAAAAAATTCCAATGTTCAAAGCGGTTCGGTTCTGCGTCAAGCTGTGTTGAGTGAACTCAATAAAGGTGGCGGGCAGGCTAATTCAGCTGGTCAGAACAAGGGGAATAAACATAAATCCGGTTTGAACTCAACAAAAGGGGCCAACACTTCTGCAGCTGGTTCTCTTAGTTCATCCGTGACCAATACTCTTGGGAAAACCACAGATGGTGGCGGAGGTAAGAAAGCCGGGACCATGTTTTCGAGTGGAGTGAACAGCAAAAAAGGAAGCGCGAGCAGTGCAGGGAAGAATGTTTCCAACAGCGCGAAGACAGGTTTGAAAAGCGCTAAAACAAACAGTGTAGGCCAAGACTTTGTAACGGGATTTATAAACGGCATGGGTTCGCAAAATGGTTCGCTTTTCAGCGCTGCGTGGAATCTCGGTAAATCTGCATTAAGTGCATTAAAGAAATCCATTGATTCTCATTCTCCGTCAAAACTGACTCAATCGGAAGGTCACAACTTCTCAGATGGTTTTGCAATTGGGATTCAAGATAAAGCAAAAACAGTGAAGAAAAGCGCTGTTTCCATGGCTCAAAGTACCATGGGCTCATTTAAACAGGAACTTAGCCAGATGGCTTTTGACATAAAGGGCGCGGCCGATCAACTAATTTCCATGAAATCAGAACTTGTGGTTAGAAACGAAGTAGATACACCATCTTTAAACCAAAAGCTTGATGCATTGATCACGCTTTTATCCAAGGGACTTACAGGTGATGGAGGAGGAAGCGCAGAAATGGCTCATGCTCCAATTGTCATTTATCCTGCACCTGTTCAGATAGATGGTCAGCACGTTGCAAATATCCTGTTTGAAAAAGGAGATGGGAAGATTCTTGATCAAAAGAGCGCGGACCGTTACAACCAGAGTGCCTATAAAGGTGGGGTGAGAGGTTAATGCTTGATCTATATATAGATTTTAACGATGGAAAGGGGGAGCGAGAGCTGACAAGCTTGCTCCCTCGTTTTAGTGTGAGGAGTTTTACACCCGACTCTCCCAATATTGAGCGAGAAACAACAACGATCCCGAGGATAAACGGCTTAGTCTTGCCGCAGCATCCTCGGGATGTCGTGTATAAAGAACGCAGTGTTAAAGTTGAATTTCTTCTTGATTCAATTATCGCTGAGACGTTTTACCAGAACAGGCATGAGCTTTATGCCTTGTTAGTGCAGCCATTTCCTTATTACATTTCAACAGACTTATTCCCTAACCGTCGTTTTTTGGTGACTTGTGATGGAAATTTTTCAATCCCGAAAGAAAAACAGAAAAATCATACAACATTTACGGTCGATTTCACGGATATCCTTGGACTGGCGGAATCTAAGTTTACTTCGTCAACTCTCCAGAATTTCGACGGTGAACACTGGAGCTCAGGCATGGGGATTTTAATGAGAGATGATCTTGAATATCATTTCAAAAACAAGAAGCGATTCAGCGTATATAATCCGGGGGATGGCATTGTAAATACTTTGCGGCATAACTACAACGTTACCCTTTGGGCGAAAGGCAAGAATGTCACAATCGTGAATCACACGAACGGTGAAAAGCTAAAGATTGAGCAAGAACTCAAACGATCACAGAAGGTATCGTTCATCAAACAATATACAGTGATTAATGATAAACGAATCAAAACCTCCGGCCGACTGCCGTCTTTAGATATTGGTTGGAATGAGTTTGAAATACAAAACTCAAATGATTTTGAAATTAAATTTGATACGCATTTCTATTACAAGTAAGGAGTGATGATATGGCTGCAGCAGACTTTATTAAAAGCCTTGTACCCGGCGCGCAAAATGTATACAAAAAATACAATGTTCTCGCAAGTCTTGTCATTGCTCAGGGGTGTCTTGAAAGTGCGTATGGCACAAGTGGACTTGCTCAAAAAGCTCATAACCTTTTCGGCATAAAAGGGACCTATAACGGTCAGTATGTCTTGATGTGGACAAGCGAGCAAGACAAATACGGAAACGTTACTCGGATACAAGCAAAGTTTAGAAAGTATCCCTCCTATGCTGAAAGCTTAGCTGATTTAGGAAGCTTGTATAACCGTCTTGATCGGTATAAGGCAGTTGTGGGCGAGACCAACTATAAAAAAGCATGCCAAGCCGTGAAAGACGGCGGATACGCTACAGATGTAAAATACCCGAGCAAGTTAATCAGTATCATAGATAAATATAATTTGACGCAATATGACAACATTACGACACTGCCTGACGAACCAAATGTACCAGATCCAGATACACCGGTTGAGGATCCTGTATTTCCAAGTAAGGAATATGCGGGGAAAGACGTTTCTTTGAATAAAAACTTGCCTTCAGATGTGGATTTCCCTCAATTGTTTGTTTCGACGACGGATGGAACGGATGTTGTTGAAATAACAGGGGTCATTGTTGATTTGACAGATGATACAACGGGAAAGAAAAGCTTTACCTTCACTATTATAAAGACGCAACAGAATGCAGCTGAATTTGATCTTTTGGTAAACGACAATATTCTTTATATCGATGAGAGAAAGTTCAATCATCAGAAATACTACATTACAGATGTTGACTTGAAACAATCAAAAAATGTAATCACAAAAACGATTACCGCAAATCATATCTATTCCGTGCTTCTAGTCGAAAACCGTATTGAGGAAGCTGTTTCCAAAAAGCTAAAGCTAAAAGAGGCGCTTGATATTGCGTTAAAAGGGACGGACTTCACATATGTATTAGAATCTCCTGAAAGTGATTTTCCATCGGCAGAAGAGGAGAATTTTGGAGAGAAAAACAGCACAGAATTGATGGACCAAATCATAGAGGACTATGACTTAGAAATTGATGTTAATAATTATAAAATCCATGTTTACAAGAAAATGGGGCAGGAAGTAGACTTTACACTTGATTCCCGTTATAACATGCCGGGAATTAACATCAAAACAAACTCGCAAAACTGCACGACTCGAGCGTGGGGTTACGGTGCCATGGCGAAGGATAGCAATTCCACAGATAAAAAACCTAAGTATATTTTTGAGCCTATTCTTTATGTTCATCCTGAAGAGAAAAAATTCTTGCGGGAGGGTAAACCAAGATGGGCCGATCCGATAAAAGATGAAACAATCAAAAAGCCGGGCAGCATGGTCTCGGCCTTAAAGAAACATGTCAATCCATACCCGGAAACAACCGTAAGTGTCGATTATCAATATATCTATGAACCTAAGCTTTTATCTATAGAAAAACCTTTTTGGAAAGGTGACACAATTCATGTGTTAGCTGATACGGCCGACGGCATTACGTTTGAAGATGATGTTCGTTTAGTAACCATTCAGTATAATCCTTTGAACCCTTACAGCAGTCCTAAGCTTACATTTGCGAATTTTAGAAAGGATATTCAAGACATTGCAGTCAATCAGGCCAAGAAAATAAGAGATCAAAAACGTTATATTGATCAGTTAATGCAAACGCTCCGATAAGCGTTTTTTATTTTGCTCAAGAAAGGAGTGCTGCTGTTGTTAACGCTAAGAAAGTATTTTGGTACCATCAGAAACGCATTATATGAGGAACAGCTTGCAAATGATTTAGGAAGCATTGAAACTGCTGTGAATAGTATTGAGCGAGATGTTACGAATCATAAACGGACAGACAATGCTCATACATCTTCACAGGTCGCTCATGGGGGCGGACTAACTGTCTATGAAGAAATTGAAATTGCAAAAGCGCGTATACGAAATCTTGTTTTAGAAGCAGATGGAACCAATATAAAAGAAACCATAGATGCCCGTGTAGATAAAAGGGGGAAAGTCTATCCTTCTTTACGTGATCACCTCATCGCAAATGAAACTGATCTCGAAAACTTAGGTTCCATTGTTCAAAAAGAAATGGGCTTTGACTTCACAACTGTTCCCCCGGTTTATCATACAAACTTGAATTTAGCAGATAAAACAGTGCTGCAGTGTTTTGTTATTGATGAGTTGACTGGCGATATCTACGCCACACAGGTTGCCAGCGGAAACCAAGATAAAAGCGAAAGTTTCATCATTACACGTATGAACCAAAATGGAGTGATGCTAGACAGCATGAAGCTAGTTCACGGCGGACACGGTACCACAATTGGACTGGAACGGGAAAACGGAAAAATGTATATCTGGTCAAACTATAATGTTGTTGATTCAAACGGAAACACTGTCGGAAACGATCTTGTACGTTTCCCTTATACTGCGGGCGCCACACTGAATGGCGGCAGCGGAGGGATCAAACGCTATAACAAATTCAACGATTACTATACAATCCCTGTCATTGATAGAGAAAATGGTTTTATTGCGTTCCGAATCAGATTAAAAGACGATAATAGTTTGGTAGAGCTTCGAAAATTAAGTGACGTAAAAAACGGGGTGAATAAAGTTCTGGGAAAGGTGATCATTCCGAATGACTTGTTTTATCTCCAAGGGTTCACAATAGACGGATATGATTTGTACTGGTACACCGGAGATGCCAATAACAAAACGTATCCATGTGAAATCACGCAATTTAGCTTTAAGGATGGAAGCTTGAAAAAGCGTATCTCTTGTGATTTTGGTTATGGCCCAGACGGCAAATACGAAGATGGTTTCCGAGAGCCCGAGTCCATCTTTTTATACAAGGACCCGAAGACAGGGAAGAAATCACTCTTCGCAGGCGTGGCGACGGGAGCCGTCGGAAAAAGGCTCGCCAAGGTATACGCCTACCATTCAAAGGAGAATGCAGCTAAATTCGGTATTGATTTAGCCCAAGGGTATCAAGGGTATAAACTCACCCAAAACAATGGTTATTCAAAGCGGCTTCCGGACGGCCTAAAGTCCTTAAAAGAATTCAGGCAAACCGGTTTTTACTATATGCTGACGACAGAAACAAAAACGCTTTCGGATCATCCGGACAGTGGTAACGCCGGATGGTGGTTAAATATTGCGCCGGCTGATCGCGCCGGATCAGTCATTCAAACGTTAACCAGAAACGCAACAGCCCGGCCAATTAAAATTTTAACCCGAGTTGTGACAAATGATGGGAATGTTGGCGAATGGTCTGAGATTTCAGCCAGCGGAAAACTCCCCTGGGCAAACCTGCCTTTAAAGAATGGCGCAAAGAATCCTGACAGCAACAATCGTCTCCAATTTGCGGTACAGGGAGGTTTTCTTTTTGTGAGGGGACGAGTTACGATTCCGAAAAAAGATGGCGTCGATTTCGCAACATTACCTGCCAGTGCACGGCCTAAAAAGAATGCATTTAAGAGCTGCCCTGTAGCTGGAACAACAGGAGAACGAAAGATTGTCTTTCGATCAAATGGGAATATCTCTGCGCTTGGGCTATTTGTGAAAAACGAGTCGAATACAACATACACCTATATTGATGAGATCATCAAGCTGGATTAAAAAGGGGTGTCTTATATGGAGAATGAACAAATGTGGGCTTATCAATATGATGAAAACTATATTTATGATTGCCCGGTTGAAATTCAATACATCGAAGATGATGAAGGAAACGTAAAACGCGTTGTTCCAGAAAATGCAACTGAGATCATTCCGGGCGACTTGGTGCTGGCTAAATGGACGGGAACAGAGTGGATCGAAAGCGCATCAGCTGAATACATTGAGTCTCTTGAAAGAGCTGATTCGGCTGATGAAAGCGATGGGGAAAAGGCATTGAAAGCTGTTGCCGATATACTTGAAACAATGGTAAGGGGTGATTCAAAATGAGCAGCCCTTTTTTTAATGCCATCAAGACGTGTTATCTATCCGGGTATTGGGACGGCAAGGAGGAGCTCCTTTCTATGGCTGTCGATCAAGGCAAAATAACAGAAGAGGAAATGAATGAGATCAAAAGGCTGCGACAGGCCGACAAAGGACCTCTTTCTATAGAAGAGTAAAGGAGAGATACTAATGCCGTATAAAGATGAATCACTTTCTTTTACGATCAACGGCCGGCGCAAGAGCCCGGTACAAACAAACATCCAGTATACAACTCAAGACAAAGGAACAGCAAAACTATCATTCCAGCTAATGAAAGACGGGGTTCCCCTACCGTTATCCTCGGCAGTGGTGAAGCTCGTTCTTTTAATGTCTGACGGCAGCCGATTTGTCCGAAACATTGAAATCATTGATAAATTGAACGGCCGGCTGATGTATGTTCTCTCAGATGAAGAAATCAAACATGTTGGGACAGTTCAGGCGGAATTGGATGTTTCATACACCAATCAACAAGCAATGTCGATCCATGAATTTTCTTTTGAGATTAAGAAAGCGTTGATTGACACTGATATCCTGCCTAGCGCGGAATATTATATTGACGACTTTGAGTCCTTAAAAAATAAGATCAACGAGCTTTATAACGAGACCATTCAGACTGTTGAAGAGCTGCGGAAAAAATTTGAGGACTTAGAGAACATCGAAACAAAAGACGGGGCACAGAAAAAGGCTGATGCTGTTCAGACTAATTTAGACACCCATATCAATAACAAGTCTAACCCTCATGGTGTAACAAAAACTCAGGTAGGCTTGGGGAACCTAGACAACGTGCAGCAAGCAACAAAAGCAGAATTCGAGACACACAATACGGATTCTACGCGTCATATCACATCTACAGAGCGTTCAAACTGGAATGCGAAGGAAACGACAACCGGAGCAAAAAACAAGGCAGACACAGCCGAGAAAAACGCAAAAACGTATACTGATCAACACATTAATAATAAAAGTAACCCTCATGGGGTGACAAAAAATCAAGTCGGGCTCGGTAATGTTACAAATGACAAACAGGCAACCAAAACAGAATTTGATTCACATGTAAAAGATACGACTGTCCATATATCTGCAGCAGAACGTACAAAATGGAACGGTGCTCAGCTTTTCAAAATCACAAATGATGTTGGAGGGGTATTAGTATCAATTGCTGATACGGACGATTTTCTGGACAAAATTGTGAAAGCAGGCAAGACGTTCGGAACGTTTTATTCCACTGGGAAGCCGACAAATGCACCTTCCACTTTATCGACAAGAGGTTTTTTCCATTTCACATCCATTGATAGTGATGGTAACGGCACTTTCGGCTATGTTGTAGCTATGGATTATAAGAATAATATGTATTCAAACTATGTTGACGGGAATTTAGGCTGGTCAGGTTGGAAGCGACTTCTCACTGAAAATGATACTGACAGTGTGCCGTGGTTAAATGCAACATATAAAAATGGGGCAAAGACAGGAGATCGTCAGCTTCAATTTAAAAAAGTAGCAGGCGCCCTTCATCTTACGGGCCATATTGTGACAGATCGAGAAGTCGTTTTTGCGTCCATTCCTTCCTCCTATGCCCCGTCAAAAGGCGTGATGGAATTAATAGCTGTAAGTGGAATTACAGGAATGAGCAAATTAATTGTGTTTCCGTCAGGAGACCTTAAATTGACCGGCTTGATGGCGAACGATAGCAGCAAAGTGACCGGCTACTATATAGATAAAGTGATCCCATTAAACTAAAGGAGAGGAAACATGATCTTAATTTATCCGTATAGAGAAGATGGCTTTTATGTTGGACAACCTGTAGAGCTTTTTCCTGATGCTGAAACAGGTAAGTATAAGATACCGCCTAAAGCTACCGATAAACCGCCTGAAAAAAACGGTTCAGGCATGTGGCGTCCTTGGTTTGACAGAGAAAAACAAGAGTGGATCGAAACAGCTGATCAGGAATATAAAGACAGTTTGAAGGGGTCGGCAGACCCTCCATCTGCTTTAGATGAATTGAAAGCACAAAATGCATCAATGGTAGTGCAGCTGGCTGAGGCCCAGAACTTGATAGAGTCTCAGACTAAAATGATTTCGGACTTGTTTCTGATGCTGGCCGAGGGAGGGAAAGCATAATGGATGTTTGGTTTAGAAATATCAAAATCATCTATGGATGGGGCAGACAGTATTACACAAACGCTGATGTCGCCCGTTTTGTTGAGCTCAATAGGATAACAGAAGAACAATATAAAGAAATCACCGGCCTAACCTATCCAGCCACTGAGCCGGTTGTCGTAGATTTAGGAAGTTAACCAGCACCTAAAGAGGTGTTTTTATTTTGCCTCTAAGGAGGTGATAACAAGAAATGGAGGATACTACTGTGTTTATTAATTTTGAAACATTAGATTTAGCGAGAGTGTATTTGTTTGGAGGTGTGAAATATCTTGATTTACTGCTGGTCCTTAGTATTCTTGACGTAATCACCGGTGTTATCAAGGCTTGGAAATTTAAGAAGTTGCGGAGCCGGAGTGCATGGTTTGGTTACGTCCGGAAAATGCTTAGTTTTTCGGTGGTCATTGTGGCAAATATCATTGATACAATCCTCAATCTGAACGGTGTCCTGACATTTGGAACCGTTCTTTTTTATATCGCCAATGAGGGACTTTCCATTACGGAGAATTTGGCACAGATCGGCGTTAAGATTCCGGCGGCCATCACTGACAGGCTTCACGTAATTGAAAACGACAACGAACAAACAAAAGAAAAGGATGAACAGGCTGCTGGATAAAACCAGCGGCTTTTTCTATATCAAAAATAAAGGGGAGAATACTTATGACAATCACAGTGAAAAAGAATCTTGTATCAAAAGCTAAATACAGTTTGAAATGCTCGAACCCAATGACGGCGGAATACATTACAATCCACAATACAGCCAATGACGCATCAGCTGCCAATGAGATCAGTTACATGATCAACAACACAAATTCAACAAGCTTTCACTTTGCAGTCGATGACAAAGAGGTGCGGCAGGGCATCCCCACAAATCGCAATGCATGGCACACAGGAGACGGAAAAAACGGCACTGGGAACCGTAAGTCTATCGGCGTTGAAATCTGCTACAGCAAATCAGGGGGCGCACGGTATAAAAAAGCTGAAGCACTGGCCATTAAGTTTGTGGCGCAGCTGCTTAAAGAGCGCGGCTGGGGGATTGATCACGTCCGTAAACACCAAGACTGGAACGGCAAGTATTGCCCGCACCGCATTTTGTCTGAGGGAAGATGGGAACAAGTGAAGGCGGCTATTGCTGCAGAATTAGAACGCCTCGGTGGTAAAAAAGCATCTTCTCCTGCGAAAACAAAGGCTAGTGGGGCAACGTACACCGTCAAGAAAGGTGATGCTCTTTCTGTCATTGCACAGAAAACAGGCGTAAGTATGGCAACGCTGCAAAGCTTGAACGGTATCAAGAACCCGAACTTCATCAAGGTCGGCCAAGTATTAAAGCTCACAGGCTCAAGCACTTCGAGTCCTAAACCAAGTAGCAAAAAAACGTCATATGCGTTGCCTTCTGGCGTCATTAGAGTAACAAGACCTATGCGAAAAGGGGATGACGTAAGGCAGGTTCAAAATGCTCTGGCTGCTCTTTATTTCTACCCGGATAAAGGGGCAAAGAATAACGGCATTGACGGCGTGTACGGCCCGAAAACAGCAAACGCGGTCAAACGGTTCCAGTCAGTAAATGGCCTGACTGCTGACGGCATTTATGGGCCTAAGACTAAAGCGAAAATTGAAGAAAAATTGAAGTGACAAAAATCCCCCTCTCTTTTTATAAGGGAGGGGGTATCATTTATTTCGGCTCAATTTTCACTAATACTGCTGTATCTGGGATTCTAGCTAGATGAACAGAGTAATCTCCATCGTCTACATCCAACATATCTTGATCACTTTCTAAAAGGTCATTTAAATGACCAATATCAATTCCTAACGCATGAAAAACTGCAAATGTATTAAAAAGACCAATTTTAGATTCAATATTATCTGAACCGGAAGCCATTAAATTTAAACCGTTGAAATTTTGATCGTTGTCATACCAAGCAGTTAAAGTAAAAACCCCACCGGAGTCATCACTTTCAGTTTTAAGTTCTCTTGTATAAATGTCTTTATTTTCATCATATTTAAAATCTCCAATGTTATCTCTATTAATACGATTGAGACTAGGAGATTCGATTTTTTCATCATTTTCAATATCTTGGACTGCATCATTAAAAGTCTGTACAAATTCCTCAAGGCTAAAATTAAATTCTTTTTGGTTATCCTCAACACTCTGAATGTCAGAGTCTTCGTTGTCTTCAGAACGCATCGGCTCCTCTTCTATTGAGGGCTCATCTGTAGTGCTTTCTGTGGCAGCAGTGACATCCTCAGTTTTGGATTTGTGAGATTCTCGATTCAACGTACCCATAATGAAAAAAAGACATAAAGCCAAAACAAGGCTTAGTGGAGCTATTTGAATACCTATCTTCCTAGTTTTTTCAAAGAAGATAAAAATCAACGCTGTAATAAAGACAAAGGCTGCAAATGTTGCAAGAATACCAAGAATAATCATAAGATCCTCCTCTTTTTAAAACGAACATTTACATTTTAAAGTAAATGAGGATTTAATTCTATGATTTGTAAAGACATTGATAATGAGTGGGATTACAGAGCTGAAACGAAAGCTAAACTTGAAGCATTATTGAAATAAAAAAGGAGCCCCGTCTCTATGAAGGGGCCTTTTCTTTTTATCTCCATCTCCAGTTTATTTCGTTATCTTCTTCGTAGATTCCGGGTAAAGAAATCCCTAATCTCTTTTGCTCGTCGTCAACAATATACCAATTATCATCGTCTATTAAATCATCGTCAAACTTCTCAATTGCAGAGGGATCATCTTCATCCACTACTGCTCTAAAAAATTCTTTGAATTTTTCCATATTCTCATTAGGTTTGATTTTCCCGTAAGCCCAAGGCCCTTCTATTGTTGCTCCATTTATTTCACCTAAGCATTCATTTTGATAATAAAGAAACATACTCCTCACTCCTTAGGAAACATTTTGAAGTATTCTTTTGGTATCTCACCTTTAACAAAATACTCTGTATCTCTGCTAGTCCATTTTAGAGCTTTTTTCTTCCAATTGTCTGTTTGTCTCGTGTCGTTTTTTATTAATCTCTCAATTTGTTTTGGATTCAGGATAGCAACTCCTTTTAGTTCTCCAGAACGTATGGCTTTTCGTAGAGCTGATATATTTAATTCAATAGTATATTCCCCATAACCTTTTGCTATCTTTTTGTTAATTGTAAAACTGGTATATGGACTATTGGATTTTCCACCTTTCCTATACCCTCCTAAAATATGTTCTGTAACAGTTACTTGACGGCCTTGATACATTCCACTTTTGTTTGCGGGAACAAGGTTCCCAGTCTCAGGTGAAATATGAGATTTGCCGATACCATTTGGTCTTTTTGTTGCATAAGGGAAATCTTCTCCTCTGAATAAGTTGGAAGGTTTACCTGCGCCAGAATTTATTTTTAATGCTTTACCTGCACCAATCATGCCTATTGGAGCAATTGAGGCAAGCGCACTGTTTAAGCTGTTCTCACGTCTCTCCTCGGAAATCTTATTCCCAAACATATCTCGGCCGGTTATTGCTTCACTAAATCCATTCGCTGAGGCAAGTCCGTAGAGTCCTTTACTGGAGTTTTGAAGAGCATGGAATGTCTTTGGCGTTTTGTAGACATCAAGTGCTTTGTCTGCTGTGTAGAGTGCTTTACTGGTTGAATAAACAGCTTTCCCGCCTTTTGCTAATTTTCCAGCCCATCCCACAATCGGGATATAACCTGCCGCAGCCATCGCTCCAGCTGCCACCCGTTGCCCATCAGTTAATTTTTCACCGGTGACTGGATCGACGCCATCAGCAGCTCTCTTATAATCATAATATCCGGAGACTTCCCCTGTGAAATTACAAACAACATCCCACGTCTTTTCGTACCATGGTCTATTTGCAAGCTCTTCCTGTTCTTTTGCAATCCTTCTTTGTTCGGCTTGTTGATCTTTAAAGGAGATATACTCAGTCGATTGTTTTTTTACATCCTCAGTCATCTTGTGGACTTCACTGTCCCTATAAGCCTTGGCATTATAGTGTATAGGGGAGGCGTTTTTACCTTTTGCTGTAGCGTTCATGAGTGCTTGGTAAACAACCTGAATCATTTGTTCATTTGCTTCTGAGAGGGCGTATTCTGACGTCAGATTCTCATCAACTTCACTTATCTTCTCGACTGCATTTTTGCGTTCTTTCTCAGCAGAGGATAACTCATTTTTAAAATCTTCTGTTGAAAAAACATCTAAAGGAAGGACATCATTTATTTCATTTAAGATGTCTTTGATGGCCTTTTTCTGTTCTGACATAATGGCTTTGGATTTAGAATTAGCATTGGCCAGCTCATGCTCTAGGAAGGATTCTTCTATGTAGGCATCTGATAAGCTGGCGTCTTCCAAGATACCAGGAATACTCGTTAAAAAAGATATTTTCATCTCAATTAGATCAATCCATTGGTCAGCAATGCCGGCTTGATCTTCATAAAATGATTTGATGTTATTGGCACCTTTACCTGAAAACTCGCTATCATCTAAATCAGCGACAGCTTTAAATGCTTTCTTTAATTTGACCATTTTACTTTTTAAATCTTCGTATTCTTTTGCACGGTTTTCAGCTTCAGAAAGCAGTGTTTTGGCTTCAAATACTTTCATGATCATATCCCTTCTTTAGGAATTCTGTATCCAAAATTTTACCACGAGGAAAAGGTGAATAATTGAAAAGTCTTTGTATTAGATGAAAATGATTCGTTGGATCTGTGTCTTTATTCCTGTTGTGTAAAACAAAAAGGTCCCGACTCATTAGAGAGGGACTTTATTTTATATAATCCATATTTTCTTTTCTTTATCCCATGAAAGAACGCCTTTGCGGATCAGGCTTTTTGTGGCCTCTCGTATTTCTTGTTCGCTTTTCCCGGTCTTTCTTTTCAGTTCGGGAAGAGTCGGATTCTTTCCGTAAAGCCGCATGTTAACATAAATCTGATATAACTTGCGTTCGAAATCCGTCATGCTCATTTGCATTTCATTCCTTCTTATTCACATCCCATACCAACAGGTGGATCACACTTCATCCCAATGGCTGGATCATAATATGTACCTACTGGCGGATCAAAATTTGTATTCTGCATTTGTCTCAACTCCAATCACAAAGAAAATGACAATAACTATGATTCAATTATATCTGAGAGAAGGGATTCCGTGGCAACATTTTGGCAACAAATTCATAAAAAAATAGTTTTATTCGGTCAAAATGAATGTAATGTAAATCCTTATTTATCAACGTTTTTCCACCATTTTAAAAATATATAAATGTAGTATAATAGACTCCCACCGTCTCCATACATACTGACAATAAAGCAGAACCTCTTAAGAGGTTCTGCTTTATTTTTTCTCCAAACCACAGGCACCAAAAAGTGCGTACTTCCATTTCAATCCCAGCTGTTTCATACTGATTGCAGAGCAGATGTTTCACCAATCAGATTTCTGTCAATAAATAAGAGGAATCAAAAACGGAGGGATGAATAATGAAGCTGAATTTACAAGGAAAAACCGCACTGGTGACCGGTTCGACATCAGGGATCGGAAAAGCTATTGCCTCTTCGTTAGCTGAAGAAGGTGCGGCAGTGATCATTAACGGACGCCGGGAAGAGAAAGTGAATTCAAACGATAGATGAACTGAAAACACAACATGCTGAAGCGGTTCTTTATCCGGCTGCATTTGATTTGGGAACAGAAGAAGGCTGCAATGAGCTGTTTCAGGCATATCCAGAGGTTGATATTTTGGTCAACAATTTAGGGATTTTTGAACCGGCGGAGTACTTTGATATTCCCGACGATGAATGGTTTCGTTTTTTTGAAGTGAATATTATGAGCGGTGTAAGGCTGACACGCAGGTATTTGCATAACATGATAGAGAAAAAAGAAGGGCGTGTGATTTTCATTGCCAGTGAAGCGGCGATTATGCCGTCACAGGAAATGGCGCATTACAGTGCGACAAAAACGATGCAGCTGTCCATTTCCCGCAGTTTGGCGGAGCTGGCAACCGGCACGAATGTCACAGTCAACACCGTCATGCTGGGCTCTACCTTAACAGAGGGTGTGGAAACCATGCTGAACTCGCTATATCCTGGTGAAAACCTGACTGTTCAAGAAGCTGAGGCACGTTTTATGAAAGAAAACCGGCCGACATCTATTATTCAAAGACTGATCCGTCCGGAAGAAATCGCCCACTTCGTTACATTTTTAAGCAGCCCGCTTTCCTCTGCGATCAATGGCGCGGCACTTCGGGCGGACGGCGGTTTGGTCCGCAGTGTCTTTTAA